CCTCCCTAGCAAGGAGGGGCTTCTCCGCAGGACCCCCAGACTTAGAAAATCTGTTTCCCTGTGGAGCGTGTTTTAAGCCTACGGGGCTTCCTGTCTGTTAAAGGACAGGAGGTCTCGGGTCTTTCAACTCGAGGTTGCTTAGAGCCGCCGTCCGTCTCCGGTTATACCGAAGAAGACGTGCTGCCCCTACAGCAATCAGCGCATCTACTCGATCCTGTCGTCGTGTGAAGTCTGGAGTAACGGTTATAACCGATCCTCGAGAATCCACAAGAAGGCGAACACACTCTTCAAGGTTCCCCTCCTGGTTTCCCAGGTAAAGGTCCTGAATAAGGTGTCCCGTATCTCGGGCAGAATTTCGTAGAATTGCCAATGCTGGTACAATCGTAACCTATTCGGTGTCGAATCCCCGGAGAGTCCGAAGCTCACTCATTATTGAGTGGGCATCAATCTCCAATTTCCTCGATACTTTCATCAACTGAGTGAAAACCCAGTCTTTGACGGCATCGGTGAACGCGGGTATTAGACTACCACTACAGGTATAAGACATTGCAGTGCTTCTCAGAGTTTCCTCTGGGAGGTGTGCAATTCGTCCCTATCTGTGAGTGATATAGTAGGAATGGAGCTATATGCCCTTAACTGACGGAAATGGTCCTTTGTGGCCATCCCGAAGGGTTCGGACATATTTCTAAACCTACTTACCGTTCAGGCTTACATGGTTGGAGCTTCGTATAACAAGCTGGGCCAGAAAAGCTGGCAGTCTGTTATAACGAAGTTTAAACTCAACCATGAACTGTGTCCATGGTAGTGGAGAAACTTCTGTTCCATTACAGAATACTCTTTTTGCAAACTCAAAATGTGTCTGCGAAACCAGAGATTTTGTACCGGAAAAGGAAACTCCCTACACTACTGACATCAGGCGATTGTACTCTTTCGCTACTTTCTCATCTCCCCAAATTACTATATCGTCTCCCAGTATGAAATACTGGTCGAAATTATAGTGTTTGTGGATATGATACCCGGCAACCCTTACCACCAGATGGTGGCAAAGGGCAAAGATAACCCAGGAGGTATAAGCCCCCATAGGTTGCCCGGCCCGGTATTTGACATATTCCCTAGTCCAGGGTACGTAAAATGGTAGAGATACCAGAATGCGTTCCCAGGCCCTAGCTGGTCTTTCACCAATAAGCATTCCAAGGACTTCTCTCTGAAAAGAGATAGGAAATCGGTCTGTTGCTGATGTTAGATCAAAGGAATAGAAAGGAGCGAATGGACGGTGGGGATCAAAGCCCATTTGGTTAGTAGACATATCAGTCCCTTTGAACCAAACACTTAGATGTCTTAGGACAAATAGGTGCAAGGGTCTCAGAGATGTCTGTGTCCAATAATCAAATATGGCAATGATTCTGGATTTCCCCCCAGGGTCTTTAACGATCGAAAGACGTCTCAACTCTTTATGAGTTGGGTCGCATTTCATCCAGTCAGCCCATTTAATTTTTGGGGTAGTAATACCTTGATCATTAAATCGGCCCTGGACCTTCGCCTAGATTTCATGGCACCCAAAACTATAGTCTTGGATCTAACTCTTCTATGGGTTAAATCCTTCGATTCTAGTCTCGGATATTGCTGTCATCAAAGCGGGACCGTTGGGCCCTTTCTTAGAGGTCATGTGAAAACTATCGAATGTAATTCGGTCTCCTGGGATTGCTATCCCCAGGGCCTTAATTGCACCTTTAGATTTCATCACAAGATTCTGATACGATCCTCGTGTCTGGTCGCAGGTCGATTCAAGCCACAGAGGACTCAAATCGGGGTCTTTGAACCAAGTACTTAGATCGCCCACCTTTAGGATGGTGAACAGGTCTTGCTGACTTCTAAGATTACCCTTAACCAGCTCAGAACGGAATTCCAAAGGTATTATACGGGGAAACCCGTTTTTATCAATGGACATTTTTGTCCCAAGTTGGTCTGGTGTTAGGGGGGATCCGGACAGTGCACGGAGAGACACGACTTTAAGATCTTTGATATAAGCGAGGGTGGATTTCCAACCCCGTGTTTCAACCATCTCTATAAGTCGTTCCTACAACACTAGGCTACCCTTAGTTTCAGAAACGAGGGCAATTAGATTAATTGCCAATCTTTTGAAACGAAAGTTGTTTATAGTTGTAGTATAATCTTCGGACATTGGCCCTGTGCAAGAAATTGTCGTCTTGTT